CCCAGGCTCGCGGGTCAATCTGCACAAACTCATTACGCAGGCGCACCATGCGAGCCTTGTCCTGGTGGGTGGTCACCAAGAACAAGATGCTCTTGAACAGCTTCTTCATGCCCTCTGCCATGATGCGGCTGATCAACTCAATGCGGCCTTGGCTGGCTGAGATAGTTGCTGCCACTGCCGCCTTGGTGCTGGACTGCAAGGCGTCAGCGTTCAGGCCCATAGCCGCCTTGCTCATGCCAGTACGGTCCTCACGCAATTGGTCCATGTAGTCCAGCATCGGGAATGCTGCCTGTCCGACAAATGGCGTGGAGAACGGCTGCACCATGCCGGGTGCCCTCATGCGAATGATTGCGCCTGTCTCGTTGTTCAGCACATCCTCAATGTTGACTTGACCCTCCACAATGGCAGTCCTTGGGTGGATGGATTGCGCCAAGCTGTCCAAGGTATTCCTAAGAATCTCGCTCTTGATCTCTTGTAGGTCATGCGTGATGTCAAAGATGGACATGGCCTCCAAGGGAGAGGTGTGTGGCTCGGGGTCACAGGGGAAGTCAATGAACGGAATGTAGGACGCTGGCAAGTTCCGCTTAATCTTGTAGCCGCTGCCAATACAGCAGATTTTCCGCAGCTCGGGTATCCCGTCCCTGTCGTAGTCAATCCGCAGGTACGCCTCAACGTACAGCACCCTTTCCATCATGGGGTTGGCGCTCTCAGCAGAAACACCAAAGGCACTCACAGGCTGACGCGCCAGGTACTCTTCGTTCGTGTCCAAGTCGCTGCTGGTGATGTTCTCCCGCACCTCGTCCTCGTCGTAGCCCAACTCAATCAGTTGCGCCACTGTCGCCATCTGGCGGTGGGCAATGATGGCTGAGTCATCAAATGACCTGGCTCGGCGGTCCAGCAGCAGTTCCTCGGGCGGCACGGACATAATCCGCACCCGCCCACCCTTGATCTTGCGCTTGATCTGGACATCGTGCAACTGACCCATCATCTGGTCAGGATAGGTGTTCATCACCATCACATCAGTCTGCTCTTGCATCAGGATTTGCAGCGTCTGGTCATCAAGGCCAGAATACTCCTCGATCCGGACAGTCTCGTCCTCCTCCCACCAGCACTTCATAATCCCGCACTTCCGCACCAGTGAATCCTTGAAGGTGGCGTAGGTGGTCAGGAAACCGTTGTTGTCAGAGTTGAAGATGAAGTTGCAGTAGTCGGTGGCCTGCTGTGCGTTGGCAACGTCTTCTGGTCCCGTTGGCACAAACTCGACAGTGTTCTCTGAACTGAAGAATATCCGCATCAGGCTTGGCATCATGGCTGATACGGTATCGCGCACCTCCATTGCCACCACCTGGCTACGTCCCTCTTCCTCCGTACCAAACAAATCGCCACGGTAATACTCTGTGCCCTTGGCTCGAATGGGACTCAGGTCAGTGTCAATGTAGCTGACTGCATCGGTCAGTTCCATGTTGATGATGCCTTGGAGTTCGTCCAGGTCCATCACCTCAACGGCCTGGGTGTCGGTGTTTAGATTTTCCATTTCAAAACCATTCTTTTGCGTAGTTTGGACGATTCTTGTCAATCCAAGGTTTAGCCGCCAGCGTCAGTTCGTATGCATTACGTCCTATGGTGCTGCTTCCAATGTGGTGAACGTAGCTGGCACTAAGAAAGTGCTTGTAGCCCTTCTTCTCCAAGTCAGCGCAGATGACATCATCGCTGAAGTAATTAATCGGTGGAAACTGACAATCCTCAAAAGCCTCTGCGCTCATCCAAGCAAATATAGGGCTGACAACAGACAACGGCCTGACAAATGACTCATGCGTGAACTGCATATTATTCAGCACTTCTCCGTCATTCCACCTGATATTCTGGTACGGCCTGACTGCATCTGACCTTGACGCCACCAGTCCAGGGTTCTGGTTTAACTCCTTGCAAATAGCAACATCGTCCAGCAACATCCTATAACTATTTGGCGTCAAGACAATATCATCATTCGCAATAACTACAGCCCCATAACCATCACTCAGCGCCCTGCTGATCACTGCGTTGTAGTCATCACCAAAGTTACTTGGCTCACCCAATATCAGTGTGCAGCCGTATCCGCTAACCACATTCTCTGGACCCTTCAGGTAAACCTGAACGTCAGGTGCGTACTGCCTGATACTCTCAAGCAGTACGGGTAAACCCTTACCGTGGACGGTGCTGATGACAATGGGAGGGTTCATTCTTCCAGCTCTGTGTCCATTTCCTCGTCTTCAACAATCCAAGCATCACACGTTCTGGAGGCGGCACACTTGAAGTCAAAAATCTCGCAGTACCCCAAGTCCTCAACGTCTTCGCTACCAATACCCTCGGCAATGCAATCCAGCATCTCCTCGTCCTGGTTGAACGCCGAGCAGTTACCGCAACGGCTCATCTTGGCGTCCTTGGCGCTGACGTCCCATTTCTCTGCCTTCCGCATCCAAAACTCGGTATTGGGCAGCTTCGGGTTTTCTGGACCGTATGCCGCCTTACTGATGGCCTTCTCCCGGTTCTTCAGGTTGAGCGTTACGTCTTGAGTAGCCTCTGGACAGGAATCACCAGGCTCCTTGCCGCCCATGATAATCATCACGGCGTGCTGCATATCCTTGGGTATGGTTCTCATTTCATCCCCTTCTTCATCTTCTGCGCCTCGGACATGGCGATCGCCACGGCCTGGTCACGGGTCTTGACCTTCTGACCGGAGCTGCTCATCAGCTTCTTGTCTTTAAATTCACCCATCACCTTTGCAATTTTGTTAGCTTTTTTCATGCTGCCCTCGTCAGGTTACGTTTCAAACTCGAACCATACTTATGCATCTGCGAGCCGAACATCGCAGTCCCGGCATCGGAAGCAAATGTAAGGCAAAAGGCGTCTGCCTTGTCGGGTGACGCCAAGCCACGCTTACGAATCTCGTCCTTACCCTCAATCTGAATTTTACCCCCGCTGGTAAAAAAGTATCTCACTGTCGCCAGTTCAGCAATCAAGGACTCATCCTTGGGAATAACGCAGTCCCGCTTCTCCAGCCATGCCTTGGCCTTGTGCCACAGTTCAGCCTTCAAATTCCTGTACGTACTCCCCAATGCCGGGGATTCTGCCACGTTAATGCCAATGGCTGGCAACTTCAGCTCACGCAGCCTGTCCACCACACCAGCACCCAAGCCAATACTATCCACCATAATCTCATGCGGACGCTGGTCCGGTGGCAATGCTTGGTACTCAGCCATCACCGCGCCAGTCAGTTGCATCAGGTCCAGGTTCTTCCACGTTTTCACTGGCTCGGTAACTGCATTCCCCTGCCGCTTGCACAGTGCGCTCCTGTCTGACCCGAACCGCGCAACGTCCAGCCCCCACACAACCTTGGCTATTGGGCTGACTGCTACGTCCCTGTTGGTTGCAGCCTCCAATAACTCCATCGGTATCACCGTATCGTCATCGCTCCTCGGAAAGTCACCCAGCACCCGGATGCGGTAGGCATTGCTCTCCTCACCGTACCTGGACTTCATCTCGTCCATATAGGCGTCTGACACCCTCGGGCTGTCGGCGCAGCTCACCTTCATCGTCACCCAGTCATCCTTGAGGCGGTTGTGGGTATCAAAGAAGAATCCGCTGCTGCGTACCGGGTTACCTAAGAGTAGCGTCACGGCCTTGTGGCCCGACATACTGCCTGCTGCCGCCTCGAATACCTGCTCTGGTATACCGCTAGCCTCGTCAGCCACCAGCATCACATTGTCGGAGTGGACGCCCTGTAGCGCCTCGGGCTGCTCTGCGCGTGATGTCCTGGCGCTGATGAACGCCTCTGTCGGTGCCTCCTTAACTTCGATCCGGTCCTGCTTCACCTCCAGCTGCTCCTGCAGTGTCGGTGGTAGCGCCTTCACCCAGCGTTTCAACTCGGCGAACAAGGCGTCATACAGTTGGCTGCTGGTGGGTGCGGTAACCACAATCTTGACAGGGAAGCGCAGCAGCAGATACCAAATGATTGCCCATGACGCTGCCGTACTCTTGCCTACGCCATGCCCGGACCTGACGCTGATGCGCCTGTTGTTGGCTGCGATATGCCCCAAGAATTCCTCTTGCCACGGATCAGGCTTAACGCCAAGGACTTCCCTTACAAACAGCACAGGGTTGTTTTTATACAGCTTGGCAAAGGCAAGAAACGGATTAGCGTCAGTGGTCATATTTCATATTATGCATTTTTTATTTTTTTTGGAAGGCGTGTTGCGAGTGGTGGGTGGCGGGGGGTGCTTGGCGTGTAACGCTTGGCGTTACGTTTTATTTTTTACGTTATGTTTTATTTTTTTCGGTAGGCGTTTGGTGCTGCAACTGCCGCCCCCGCCGTTGGCGCTGACGGGGGGGGGTCACCCGGCTGGCGCGGCAGGATGGAGCCGCCAGCGTCTGGACTCACCATGTTGCGTAAAACATACGGAAGCAGCAGTTATGCACCAAATGCTTAATACGATATCCATTATGTTAACAAGCAAATTGCTTATCCACAGGCTATACAGACACTTTAGCCATATCCTGTAGTTATCCACAGGATTGAGCTGGAAAGTCTACGTTTCGCCTGTGGATAAGTCCTCAACCACCTCAAGCTGGCGCAAGGCGTCCAGGCGCAGGTTGCCTATGTTGACCGTCACCGCTGCCTGTTTCGCGCCGTACGTCTTGGCGTCCCACCTTTCGGCCAGCCACTGTCGCGTCCTGATGCGGTGCAACGGCTTGCTCGGGTTATCGTCGGAGATGGTGTCGGCTATCTCCACAGTCTCGCAAGCCATCATATCGGCAGCACGCACGCGTGCGCGTAGTATATCCGGCTCATAACCGTTATCTTCAATCCAAGTCTCAAGCGCACGCTTGCTAATGCCCAATTCAATGCAGACATTAGCAATTGACTTGCCCACCTCGATCATCGAAAAGACGATTTCCTTGTCGATTGACTCCAGCATGGCGATGTCTGCCTTCCGCTTCACATACATCTTTAAACGCTCCACAATCGTCTATCGTTGAACCAAGCACCCCAAGTACCACTCTGTACCTTTGATGCCACCTGAGTCGATTTTAACGGCTCCTAACGCCACCCATCATCCTTGCGTGTTCAAAGTTGAACAAAGGCTCCTTGATTCCCCCGCTCAGGTCAACGTCAGCATCAGGCCAGTCATCAAACCCTGTCTTACCACCTGGCGTCACCTGTACCATCCTTGTGCCTGGGAGTAACGCCTTTGCCCTAATAATATCCTTAATAATATCTGACTGCAATAATAACTCTAACTCCTCCATTGACCATATATGCCTATTACCAACATCAGGCCGAAACTGTTGATAATATATTGCATCAGCGTGAGTCTGGACCACCACCATCACACTCTTGTCTTGCATAACCCACTCCACTGCATTAATACTCGGCTGCTCAATATTATTATCTAATGCCCACTGGTCAAGAACACCAAACCCCTTAACCATCCCGTTGACCGCCTTCTCCATCTTCTCGATGTCCCTCTCCTGCTGTGCATTGAAGACCCTCTCCATCTGCTGCTCCAACCTCAACCTCAAGCTGGAATCCACCAGCATCTCAATACGCCTAATTCCCCACCTAGCCTCATGGTCATTCTTCACCCGCTCCAACCTAGCCACCAAAGACTCAGCCTTCACCGTGAACTCATCCAACGGATAGCGCGTAGCCTCCACCACCAATGTTTTACCTTTTGCCATTTGTTCCCCTTCCATTTGTTCCCACCTCAAAACACCCACCCAACTGTTCACAAATGGGCAAGTGTTATACCCTTGCCCCCATTTGTGAACACTTTCCTGTTCATAAATCGTCTACCATTTGTTCCCCATTTGTTCCCATTTGTGAACACCCTAAAAGTGCTCTTTCTCGCCAAACTTGGTGGTGAAGAACGCAAAATCACCGTCCAACGTCACACCCTCAAGGTTGGTTGCAGCCCTCCAAGCCGCCTTAAATTCGATATCTCGACCCTTAACCTCACCCGTTTTACCCAACCCACGCCACACTTTTTCACGCCAAAGAGACACCAAAGTCACCTTCTTTTGACCAAACTTGGTGGACTGAATGCGATCAGTTTCCCTGATTGACTCCACAAAAGCTGCCATTGCCTTGCCCTGGTGCTTACCCTGACCCGTCCTTTTTAAGCCAACTGGCTGCACATTTACAGCCACATCCGTAGCCTCCACCGCCAAACTCTGAGTAGATTCAAACCCTAAATTAGTATTATCTAAGTCAACCTTGACCATACGAAATCCATACTTAGCACCGTCACTTCCATCCTTCTGCTTAGTAATAGTTATATTACCAGCGCCAGCAATATTATTATCTTGTAACCCATCATTAATACGTTGTAGTTCCAACTCAGTATCTAACGCACCAAGCAAGGAACTATGTCCACGCAAACCCTTGGTGACATCCTTACCAACGTGATGGACGATCTGCAATGCACAGTCCAAAAGCCGCTGAATCTTTGATAGCGAGGCAATGAACGACCCCATGTCCGACGAATCATTCTCATTACCACCGCCAAACGCTCTAGCCAAGGTGTCCACCTGCACCAGCTCAAACCTGACCTGAGTCCTTGCCACCAGGTTGGTGATGGCAAGCTGGAGCTGCTGTACGTCTTCCTTTGAGCTGCGTAAGTTAAGTTGGTGCCTGATGACATAGACTGGTGCGCCAGGCTCAGTCTTGTGATGCACTCGCAGTGCCTTAATCCTTGCCCCAATGCCTCCATGCCCCTCACCACAGATGTAAAGCACGGCACCAGGTACAGACACCTCCTTACCCATCCAAGCCTTACCAGTAGCCACCGAATGAGCAATGTCCAAGGCCACGAAAGACTTGAATGAACCTGGCGGTCCAAACAGTGCGCTGAATCCCTTTCGAGGCAGAACGTCCTGAATCAACCACTCAACAGGCTCATCCTGAATCGTGTCCCAACCCTCAATGAGAATCTTACTTTCGATTGGCTCTGGTGCTTCAGAATCAGGCTCCAGTTCCTCGGCGTCTGGCTCAGAGTCTTCTTCTTCTGCTGGTGGTGGGAGATAAACAATCTCTGAGGCATCAGAGATAGGCTCCAACCCCTTGCACAATGCCATCAGGCCAGACTTATCACCACCAGTCGCAACCCACTCAAACGCATCCTCCGTATGCCCCACGGGTAACGCCAGGAGTCTGACTGACTTCGCAATAGGAAGAAGTGCAGCCGCTACCAAGGATGCATATCTATAGCCTGGTGCATCAAAGTCTGGCACCAGCACCACCGCCAAGTCCTTGAACCAGGCGCTGTTGGCAGCAGGCCAACTCCCGGCACCAGTGTGAGACGTACAAGTAAAGACGCCAAGTGATGCCAAAGCATCAGCCGCCTTCTCACCCTCACAAATGAATATTGGCTTGCTGTGAAACCCAGCAGCCAAGACATCAGCGAGACGATAAGGGATGATCCTGGCACCCGACATTGACGCCTGCCGGGTTCCGTCAGACATAACTCTCAGCAACTTGTACGTCTTACCCTTGGCGTCTGAAGTGCGAAACCTCTGCTTCACAAATTGGGTGACGCCAGACTCATCCTCGTACAGCCACTCCTGCTCTAGTTCTACCTGAACTGGTGTAGTAGGTGTAGTAGGTACTGGTAACCTTGGTGTTGGTGGATGGTGTCCATTGAGACGTTTGCCAATGCCAGCCAATGGCTCGACCCACTCTGATGTCTCAGGCAGCAACCCCATGTCCCTAACCGCTGCCCAAACGTCGTGCTGCGAACATCCACCGTGACACTTCAGCAGCAGCTTCCCGTCTTCATCCCTGACTGACAGAGACGGGTTCTTATCCCCATTCCCCTGTCCGTGGTCAAGGACTGGGCAGGACGCCAGCCAATGTCCGTTTGCTGCTGGCCTTGAGTGTCCTAATGCCGCCGCAATCAGTTTTGCATCCATGTGCAGTTTCCAGTGTTTTTATTCTCTGCTCCAGCTCGTACACCCGACGCGCAAGTGAAATGAGGAGCAAATTCCATTGTTCTTGTTTCATAGGGTCAAAAAAACCCGGCACCAGGCCGGGTTCCTTTGTCGTTTAAATTTTAGTTGAACATTTCCTCGTCATCCTCAACCACAGGCGCTGGCTTTGGAGCTGGCCTTGCTGCCTGACGTACTGGTGCTGGTGCTGGTGCTTCCTCCTCATAGACAGCCTCACCATCAGCATCCAAGGCAGCAGGACGGTTAACCCAGTTCTTCAGTTTGAAATTGGGAATTGCCGTGTTACCCGCGCCAATCTTGAGAGCAGTTGCACCCTCGTAATTGATGACTGGCACCTTGCCTGGGTTGTGGTCAGCCTGTGCATCACAGGCGTTGTAGATGGCCTCAAACCCCTTGGTGACACCGACACCAGACGCACACCACTCAACGACACCTGTAGGTTTCGAGAACAGCTTTACGCTAAAGCCACGCTTGTGGTCAGCAGAAGGCTGCTTACCCTTCTTGCCAATGGACTCGTCCTCCACCCAATCCCGCTGACCGATACCAAGCAGGAGCCAGCCAGTGCGAACACTGTCCATGTCCATCACCATTGGCGGCAATGTGATTGACTCCTTGCTAGAGTTTTCCCATTGGCGTGTCTGCGCCATAAACCGAATGTAAGACCCACCGCCGTTGCTTGAAAGATTTAGCATTTTGATTTCCGAGTTAAGAGTTAAGAATTAAACACACACTGACACTACTCACCAATGCCGAATGCTCGGCATAGGGTGAGTCCACTGGACACCTTGGTTGTCAAGGTTTCCGTGACCGTTTTATCGTTCAGCAGCTTCTCAGCAACTGCTGGCGATATGATTTCTCTTGGATAGATTTGGTCTTGAGTGAGTCCAGCCAGCACCAAGGCACCAACAGCCTCAGTCTCATCAGTCCACTTCCTCGTTGACTTCTTAGACCCCATCTGCCAGCCTGGGACCGCCGCACCATCCTTGATGCACTTAACAGCATAAGTCTCCAATGCCTTGATGAACGCCTCAACCTTGGAGACTTGGTTCAGGTAGGACGCCAACTGCTCATTGCTAAGTGCCTGCGGCAATGCTGATTCAGCAAACTCGGTAAAGGTTTCAATGTGCGCTGGACAAATGGCCCTGGCTGGACACCACTGGCAGGCTGATTCACTTGGCACTACCTTGGGGTCTGGTGCCATTGCAGCCTGTGCCGCAGGAATCAGGACGTTGCGCTCCCACTTGAGCAACTCAGAGACTGTCATGGTGTGACTGCGGTTCACGCCATGCACTGGCTGGACGATCGTCATTGTCACCGTCTTGAATGTCTTCTTTGCCAGACGCATACCGCCGAGTGCATAGATACGCATCTGATCTGAATCAGCGTCAACGTATCCCCGCCCTGTCTTTAGGTCACCAATGACGAATTCACCAGTGTCATCTGACCAGCCCAGGACATCAGCAGTACCCGCAACTCGGACGTTGTGCGTGTCTAGGGCAGTGACGTACTGCTCAACGAATACGTTACCCAAACGCTTCTCCTCTCCCTCAATGTAGTCCAAGTGCTTGCGAGCGTAGGTGATGGCCTCCTCGTCCATCCTGACACCCTCCACCTCCACGCCCAGCCACTCCTCTGGCAAGCTGGAGGTCATAAAGCATGACTCCGACAGAGAGTGAATTGCAGTCCCACGCTGCGCGGCAGCACCTGACTCTCCCATTGGCATCTTGGCTGAAAGCTGAACGCTTGCGGGGCAAGCAATCCATCGTCCCGCAGCACTGGGCCTGAGCAGTGTCTGTTTTATCTGTTCCATGCGTCTCTTTCGTTGTGTGAATCTTCAATCAGTATTTGGTAGATGCTGGCGCGAACCTCGTTAGAGACTGCGTGTCCCAGGTCCTCCGGGTCCAGCATCCGCTTCAGCAATTCGGTCTTGGCTCGGCACTGAAGGCGAGACTTTTCCAGCTCAGTCCCCAGCCAGAGGATGTGCGCCTTCAGGGTCTTACGTTCATCTTCTTGTAGAGTCATACACCACCCCATAGACCAATCAGAACTGCGTCAGCGCGTCCATCGTCCTTGACCCTGGCAAAGAGATGCGCCTCCCGAGGAAACAGCTCCATGACCCTCTGGCGTGATCCGTCCTTACCCTTAGCGGCACCTGAAGACTTCTGCCAACTCTGTGGTGTGACAAACGTCACAGGTATCTGCTTGGCGGCAAGCACTCCCTCGATGATGCCAACTGAACGCCCAAAGCTGAACATTGAAGAGACACCCTGACCTGGCATGGCGCCTACCTTCTCGACTGTTGCCCGGTGAGGTGCGAGCTGCTGCATCAAAAGTGCAAGGCCAGCAGGACAGACTTGCCGCTTCTGTGCCTTGTTGCGCTCCACGGTGACTGTTGGCATATCGTGTACTGACACCAGCACACCGTTAAGGAGCAGTGCAATAGCGCCTGATGCGCCAGGGTCAATGCCAATGACCCGAGAAAAGGAAGGGACAGGCGCATGGCCTGCCCCCAAAGTAGGCAACTGCATAGCCTGGGGGGATTGTAGATTGCTCATGCCAGCTCAGGCCAAATCTTGGACCATGTCCCTTGGCACAGCATCTGCCGGGTGACTGTCCCACCAGACGCAGCCTCCACTCGGATGGCTTCAGCAGGACTCATGTCCCGCCTACCGCTAAGGCATTGGTAGAGCCACTGTTCGTTGAGGCCAACTCGTTCTGCAAGCTCTTGGCGTTGCGTTGCTGTCAATTTGTTTTCCATGCGAAGAAGTCTAGCAGACTGCTTGAGACTAAATGTGTAGGTGTTTACCCTTAAGGGTTTGTCATAGCAAATATTTTTGCTTGAGTGCTTGACCTGTACTAGCGTGACGCTAGAATCCTACTCAAGCCCTAGCACTTTGCACAGGGTCTTAACCAAGGAAAACATCATGACAACTGCAACACCAAATCGCAATCTGACCATGTACGGCGTAGCCGACATTGCGGAATACATCCAACAGGTCAAGCAATCCATGACCTACAAATTCTCTGGCGGCAACATGGTTGTTGCTGGCCTGATGTCAGATGCCCAAGAACTGATGCTCTACAACGATGTGGAGCGTGCCCGTCAAACCTTGAACATTGCCAAAGCAATTCTGTTTGCCATCACTGAAGGCGAACTGGTAGGCACTGTTGAGCGTAAGTAATCACAACGGGGCTACGGCCCCAGAAAGGACATCACCATGAACATTCAATACACAGCATCAGTTTTTACAGCAGCAGGCTGGAGATCAATCAAAGTTACAGCCACTGCTGAACAGGTCAGTCCTGGCATGGCGCAGGTCATTGAGGTGATTGAAATCGATGGGCGTGAGCCTGTCGGTTACACCAGCCGCACCGGGGCCAAGCGTCAGCAGTACCATGCCGCTGGGATTGCAAGCCGTGAGGTTGGCGCAAAGAAACGCATCAGTTCCTGCAAAGTGCTGGTGGCAGCATGAGCGCCCCCGTCTGGTCAACAGGCTACAAGCCAACTAAAGCAGACCTGAAGGGTCTGTACAACCATCGCTTTGAGACTGCTGGCGGTCTGGTCATTGACTGCTATCTGGCTTACGAAGAAGCAGAACGCGAAACCCGAGACGAACCCGGCAGTGCCGAGAGCATTGAGTTGATCTGGGCGCTGGTGGAAGGCGTTGACATTTCTGAGGTCATCGGCGATCTGGCGGCAACCATTGAGGAAGAAGCCTTGGAGGACATGGCGGTCCAGGCTGAACATGACCAGTACGACAAGGGCCAAGAACGCTACGAAGATAGGAACGCAATATGAATCACGCAATCAATTGGTGTCTTGCGGTAGCGGTGGCCTTGGTGCTGTCCACGGCCTACCTGTTGGATGGACCCTCTGACCACCAGGCTGCAGTAGATTCAGCCGCCAATGCTCGGGCAACCCAGCGTGAGCAATTGGCAATGGAGAAGTTCTCACGCGCTGCACAGGCAATGTGCGGTGGTGAGAATGCCACATGGAGGCTGCTGGACAACGGCAGCGTTCAGTGCTTTACTAAACGTGGATACAGGACACAAATCAAATGAGCAACCTCAAGGACATTGACCGTAGCAAAGCGCCAGCGCATATGCAAAGGCTCCCAAATGTGTATCTCAGCCGAGATGCACGACAGTCTGCTGGCGTATACGTGGAGCGCATCAAGCGTCCTGGTGAGGTCAGCGCACCAGCTCTCAGCATTTGGGAGCGTGACGTCTATCGCTCGGGTGACGGCGACAGTATGCGGCAGGTGCCGCGAGAGGGAAGTTTGAAAGCGTTTAGTCTGCCTAGCAGGGGGAATCGGACATGAAAGACGATGAAGTAGAAAACCTGTTTGCCTACGGCTGGCTGGACACCGCCTTAGCAATTGTCCTTGCGTTGCTTGCGATAGTGGCGCTGTCCTTTTTTGCTGGGTATCTGACATGACTAAAGACGACATCATCCGCATGGCGCGGGAGGCTGGGTTTGAAAAGGTGGTTGCTATCCACCCAGACGGCTCTAAGACCGTAACTGTTGCGCCAGTCCTAGAACTTCTTGCCTTTGCCAACCTTGTTGCCGCAGCACAGCGCAAGCCGCTGACCGCAACCACAATCGGCAACATGATGCCAAGCACCATACCGACGGAATACGATGGCGCACTGATGGAGTTTGCCAGAGCCATCGAAGCCAAACTAAAGGATCGCAACAATGGCCCCTGAAGACGAAGAGTTTGAGCGTTTCAAGCATGAGCAGAAGTTCAGGCTGGACAGCACCTTCACGGCAGCAGTAGCGGATGACTTCTTTTGGTTGCCCATTGACGATCAGACACCGCAAGGTGTCAAGGTGCTGTTACTAGGACGGTCTGGTGTTGCCACAATGGGGCACTACATCTACAAGGTGGGCGAGACGCAGTTCTGGCAGTATTGGGCGCCACTACCCAGGAAGCGTCCATGAGTACCAAGCGTGTAGGTGAGCCACTGTCTGTGGTGTACTCAATCAAGCTGACCCAGAGCCAACGTATCAAGTTGCTTCAGCTTGGTGGACCAAGGTGGTTGCGTGAGCAAATTGACAAGGCGCAGAATGATAAGACTAGGAATGGAAAATGAAACTATCACCCATCGTTAACACTGAGATAAAAATGACAGACAAGATGCTTGAAGCACTTGGACTGCATGAAACTCGTTGTGTTGTGACTGGTGTTAAGTCAGTTACCAAAGAGTCAGTCATAGCATTCTTGACAAAACGCTATGGTGAGAAATTTGCAAATACTTTTGATCCTGCTTATTTGTTCAATAGCCAAGACGCCTGAGCAATTCCTCATCAAGAATACCCGCATAAGGATGCATTTGCATTGCCCTTAAATCAGATGGTCTAGGATTTAATGGGTCTGGTATACCCCTAGCTTTTACAACATCTGGCAACAGTTCAAAGATGTTTCTATCTTCAGTCAATGTTCCAATTCCTCGACCAGGCACCGCACTAGGATATGCAGGATGACCTGAATTTTTAATGATTGGTTGCCCAGCAAAAATTTCACCTACGTTCATAACGCCACCCTCTTGAGCAGCCATTTGAGCTGGATCAGATACAGCTAATCTTGCACTTCCGATATTGAGTCCACCTTCATTTCTGAAGTTTTTATCCATCATGTCTTTAATGGCTTTCCTAGTTGCATCTGGTACTTCTCTAAACTGATTCACACTTTCAGGATTTGAGACTCCAACCCAATCAGGAATAAACTTTTTGATGGCTTTGTTTAGCTTGTTTTTCTGTGCTTTACCCATCGCACTGTCAGCATATGCCAACATTGTTTCACCAGTCATTTGAGCAAAATCACCACCAGTTGGTGCCATGCGATAAGGTAAATACAGTGGATTTTGACCAGTAGCACTTTTTACTTCTTCAGCATATTTCATCAATGCTTTAGCTGGTCTTTCACCACTAGCCCAAACTGCTGGGTTGTTGAACATGTAATCTTGACCGCCAAGCAATCCAACTGGCCTATTGAAACTAACGTCATCAATACCAATCAAATTGCCACCAGCCGCAGTCCTATCCGACATGCTGGTGATAAATGGTCTTCCTTCAAAATCAGCCAATGAAACCTTGGGTGCATTTGTTGCACCAGGATTCAATTGAATGTCTCGGACCATTGATTGCATCCTAGATTGCTCTTGTACCCGAGGATCGTATCTAGAATCAAATGCACCAATGCCACTTCTTCCGCTTGGTGGTAAGGCATTTGACCTACTTCCTTGCGCCATCCCTTGCAGCATCTCAGCGCCCATGCCACCTCGCTCCATGATCCTTGGCACAGCACGTTCCGCCAAGCGTTCACCAGCTCGTCCTGCTGCCATAGCCGCAGCTTGAGCAGGTCGAGCCATTGGCAGCACCTGGGCCGCAGTACCAACAGGAAAACCGTACTCAGCGCCTGACCTAACCCTGGCGGTGTTGGGGTCCAGGACGCTCCCAGCCATCTCGTCTGGTGCCATTCCTAACAGTCCACCAAGTGCGCCATACACCTCTGGATACTGCTGGCGTAGGTAGGGTTCTGCTGGACCTTGCAATTGCCTTGTATTTGCAAGCAAGTTAGGCTTGCGCTGTTTCTTCAGAAACTCCAAGTCTTCCAGCAGCCCCATGATGCGCTCCTAGCTGATCTGCGTGATTGAGATATCGGTGGCAGTGCCACCGCTTCGAATGACAGCCACCTTGTCGCCACCAGCGCAGGCAACGTACTCAACAGCGTTGGTTGGCAGCATGGGAGAGGTGGTCAGGCTGGCTGTTGGGTTGGCTCCAATGGCAAAGTGGCAATGCACACCCCCGCTGTTTGTTAGGCGCAGCATGGTGACGCCAGCCCCTACTGCTGTGGACTGTACGCTGCTGGTTGTGACCGTCATCACTTGGGTGGTGCCAAGCGCGCCAAAGGTAGTCAGTTGCCCGTTGTCGTCCCGAAATAGCTTGCTCATTCTGTTGCTCCTGTTCCAATTAAAGTTCCAAAACCCATTTGCTGTGCCTTCTGGCGCAGTGATGTTGCCAGTGGCTCCACCCGCATAATATTCGCCTTCGCCATCATCATTGCCGCCAGCTTGGGGTCAAGCATAGCCTGCACCAGCAGCTGCTGCACTTGCTGATCAGGCAGCTTGTACAAGAAGTCTAGCGGCCTTGTCATGGTGCGGAGCGTTGTGTTATCAGCTAGGGACTCGCTGAACACCCGCCCAATGAGGTTGCCCATGCTCATGTTCTGGAAGGTGTTTGAGCCTGGTGGTTTTACACCTGGCGCAGTTGCCGCCATGCCCCTATTGATCTCGTTGATGATGTTGTCCAGCTTGCCCTGCGCTGAAGGTGATAGCTGGGTGCCCAGCTCATCCTGTGCAGCAGCAAGCTGCCTGCGTAGTGCTGATGCCGCCAGGACAGGATTACCCGTACTGAGGTTAGGCAGTCCCGTTGTAACCTTGGCCTCAATGCCCTGCAGCAGACGCATCTGGTCAATACCTTGTGAGGACTTGGCGTACTTGTCCATGTAAGCCATAAACCCTGGTGCGCCAGCGTCAATGGTCCTGTCAATGACAGGCAGCAGTTCAGCAAGTTGTCCCCTAGCAAGTCTGAGGTTGGACAGGTCACCAGACAGCTTACCCGCCATTGCATCTGTGATGTCCTTGCGGACGCTGTACAGGGACATTGGGTCAATGGTTCCCGTCTCTGGATTCACCCGCTTTGCCAACAGCCCTTGGACATAGACCATTGCATCATCAACTGTTTTCCGCTGAGTTGCCGGGTTGCTCATAATGCCCTGGATGGCTGAGAGTACGGGTTCAACATCCACCGCCTGCTTGTTGGCAAATGCTGCCTCACGCATTGGTGTTGTAATTGCCGAACGCTTGGCCTCTGCGTAAGGGATAGAGCCAGGTTTACCTGATATCTGTCGGAAGGCGTTTAGGATAGCCTCTTGGTTTTGGTTGATCTGTTGACCAAATAGGTTACCGCCAGTGTCTAGGCCACGGATGGCTGTCTCTGCACCAGCCAAACCAGGGTCACGCGCTGTACCTGCCGCCGTAGGACGTACACCTGGCACCAGTGGCGCAGACATCTCCATGTTCTGCATGGCTTGCTGGGGATTGGTGGCAAGGCGGTTCAACACGTTACCAACAATGACCTGGCGTCCTTGCTCTGTGAACGGCTTGACCAGTCCACCAGGCACCGCCAATGCTCGTTGTGTGGTGGACAGTGATGGGCCTCCAGGAGCCACCATACCCGCCAGCATTGCACCACCCATCTGAGCGTAGGGGTTAGCACCGCCCTCACGCAATGCACCCCCAGCACCTGCTGCTGTGATTGCTGCGGCTGACTGTGCCTGTGGGCTTTGCGCGAAGAATTTAGCGGCCTCACTTAGCATCCCCGGTAACCTTGGAGCAACTGCGCCAGCAGCCCTAGCAACTCCAGCAGTGCCATAGCCAGCCGAACCAACGTCCTGCACCACCCTCTCTTGTGACGTCTCAGGCTGTGGGAAACCCATGCGGTTCAGGTTGGTTTGAGTCGCCTGCGTCATTGTTGGAACCTTTGTCCCTGCCGCAAGGTTGAACAGGTTCACCAGCGGATCCACCGCCATTGGCAGCAGCCCACCAACAGTCATTGCAGCTTGAGCCATCGGCCTTGCAGCCAACCCAGTTTGGCGCATCAGCTCATCTGGCATGGACCTTGAGCCTGGCGCTGGTGGCAGTTGCTCCAATGCCTTGGTGATTTCTTCCATGCTCATCCCGTCAGGGAATGAGATGTCACCGTAGCCAATGACGTTAATGACTTGTGCCATGATAAGTTCCTATCGGTTCACAAATTTCTTTTGGGCAGGGTCCCAGGTCAAGCCTGACCCACCAGCCCCAGGCACCATTGGTGCTGGTGGTGCGCTTAATGTTGATGCCGCTGGTATTTTTCGCTTGTAAGTTGAAGAAAGATTTTCTTCAGCGCGTCCAGCCATATCCTCAAGCACCTTGATCTGTTCCTTCATTGCAGCGCGTGAAGTAAACATACCAGCAAACGATGCAGGATTTGTTAGCTGCTCACTGATGATGCCCATGTCTGGTCCAGTTAATGCGCCAAGTTCATACAAATCTTTTACACCCATCAACAGCGATTGATATTTTCCACGTAATCTTGCAGTGTCTGTACCTGTTGGCAGTGGAATTCTTGCTCCAAAAGGCAGTGGTACTTCGCTTGGGAATACAGTTTTATCAGCATTGATTTCTGTTTTGTATGCAGAAATGTTGCCTTTCAAATTATTGAGCTTTCTGGACGCTTCAGAAAATGCTACTGGTGCTTCTGATTTGCCCTTTAGTGGCTCCCCACCACCACCCATGATTGGAATAGTTGGCAGTCCTGGTAAGGTTGGGACATAGGCAAAACCGCCTTCTGTTTCTTTGACAGAGTAGTTGCCACGCGCAAATTCATCTGCACTTAACTTGAATCTCTTGACTGCCAGTCCCAACTGTTGCTGGTCAATGCCCATCCTGAGTGCATCTTGCTTGACCTTTTGGTCAAACTCTTGCTTGCTCAATCCAAGTTGCTGAAGAGAAATATTCAATCTTGCTTGTTCCGCTGGAGAAATTCCAACAGTCAGAGGATTACCACCAGCACCAAGGACTGGAATTGAAGGCATACCAGGAGTCTTGGAGACATACATCAGGGTTCCGTTGTCTGCTTCTTTTATCTCATAGTTACCCCTTGCAAATTCAGCCTCACTCAACCCTATGCGCCTGAGTTGAATAGCAAGGTCTTGCTGCTGGATTGGTGTCAGACCTACGCTGAGTTGCTTACCACCAGTACCTGGCACTGGAATGGAAGGCATACCAGGCACCTTGGAAACATAAACAAAGTTTCCATTTTCAGCCTGCTCTATTTGGTAATTTCCTCTTGCAAATTCCTGCTCATTCAAGCCGAAACGCTTAACAGCCAGTGCCAGTTCTCTCTCGCTGATGCTGAGTCTTTGTGCATCATTCTTCAGCTTGGCATCAAGTTCTGTCCTGCTCATGCCAAGTTTTTCCAACTCAAGGTTTGATTGGAATTTTTGGTAATCCGTCATGCCTAAAGTAAATTCGCTTCCTGTTGGTGTCCTAGCTTTATCAATAGCCACAAGTTTTCCACCAACATCCTGCAATACCATTTCCCTCGGTGGTCCGTACCCTGGGGCAGTGACAATTTTTCCGCTTTTGAATTGCTGGACCATGATGGGGTTACCAGCCTCATCTGTTAATGAAGTCAGACCACCCTGCACCTCATCCCGTGGGTTCACTTCTCTGGCTTGCTTATAAAAGTCAAAGCCTCTGGTGAAGTCTCCAGCTTGAATTGCTGCCCTTCCTGACTGCATCAGTTTGTTAGCTGTTACCTCTGGTGATTCCATCTCATCAGGTGTTGATAGCCCCATGATGCTGGCAAGTCGAGTATTCAACTCCTTGGCTCTCTTTGCCTCGTCCAGCTTCTGCTTCATTGCCATCTGAGTCAGCGCACCCGTCTGCGCTTTCTCGTACCCGGCTTGGCCTGCCTCAAACGCGCCACCTAGAGCCTCACCAATGCCAATGCGCCTGGTGCTTTCGCCACCAGCCTTGAGCAGTGCTGCTGACGCTGCTAGCATTGCATTGCGCTGCATTGCAGCCCTCTGCTCTGGTGTCAGGTACTCGTCAAGGTAGTTTCCACCACCAGAGAAGGCGCTGCCTATATTTCCAAGCAGACCCTCTAAATTAAAGTCAGCCATGTCTATCTCCTATCCCAACAGTCCAAGAATACCGCCAATTGCAGCACCTGGAAGACCGCCAAATTGGTAACCGTATCCAGCACCACCGAGCGCGCTGGACAATGCATTCCTGGTTGTCGGTGTTGTTTGGCTACCGCCAGCATTAGGTAAAGCAGTGGACATTGCCTGCTGAGTAATGCCCAGCTTCTCCAATCCAATACCGCGCAAGGCATCCAGTTGAGCCTGGGTCATTTGTTGTTGCGCTGACCCTACGCCCATGACAGCCTGTGCGCCACCAAGACCAAGGTTCTGCTGTTGCGCTCCGAGCGCGCCTAACTGTCCAGCAGCACCAAGACGCTGTGCATTGGCGGCAGCGTAAGCCTGTTGGTTAGCTAGGTCAGACTGCTGGGCCAACTGAGCGTTGAACTGAGCCATAGCATTCTGCGCTGCTGCATTACCGCCCATTGCAGCGTTGATGGCACCAGCACCATACTGAGCCGCACCAGTACCTTGTGCTGCTGTTTGCAGGTTGGCTTGTTGGGTGCGGTTCAAATCCTGTTGCATCAGGTTGGCGCTGGTGTCAAACCCTTGCTGGCGTAGCTGTGCGGACATCTGAGCCGCCTTGTCAGCGTATGCCCTGTTAGTAGCGGCCTCCGCAACTCCTTGGCGTGTACCGCCGTAGGCTTTAGCCCTAGTTGCAGCCTCACCCATCTGTTGTACGGCTGCCTGCCGTGCGGCCTCAATGTCACCCAACACACCAGTGGATTTCCCCGTGGTAGCGTCATACCCGCCAATGACATTGCTGATGTAGGGGTTCATGTAGTTGCTGATGTTTGACATTTGCGCCTGTGCAGCAGTGACATCAGTGGGTGTGTAGCCAACAGCACCAATCTGGTTGGACATCCCGGCGTTGACGCCGCCTGTGTAGTAGGGTTGGAACTGCGCCGCTTGGTTGGCGTACTCGGCTGCAAGGTTGGTGGTTCCAAGACCTTGACCAGCCAAGCCAGTGTTCACCATCTGCTGCTCACCAGCCCGATAGATGGGGTTGAAGTCAGCAAACTCCCTGACAGGTAACGCCGAGGCTACGCTCTGCGCCTGCTGCAAGTTCTGCAGGTAGGCAGCTTTAATTGTGGGATCAATTTGTGTGGTGACTGTCTGGCTTCCGCCGCTTTTGCTCATGGTGTTACTCCAACAGAGATTTCAAACGCTTGGCTGGAATCTTGCCTGCGTTAATTTGTTCGAAAATGTTCGCGCCGTATTTTTGCACTGCCTTCTTGCGGATGACGTACTCGCCAATATCTAGCCCGGTGTAGCCATCGTCTGGTCCAGGTGGGTTACGTCCCTTGACTTGTCGAGGCGTAACCATGCCACCCTTTGCCATGTAGCCACCACCTGTAGCGCCTTGATCACCGCCAGCCCTTGCGCCTCCACCTCCATCATTGCCGCTGTCGCCCCTTGCGCTACCAACATCACGATCCCCGGCGTCAACACCAACCCCCGCAATGTTTGCAGCCATTGCCGCCGCCTCCGCTGCACGTTGAGCCTGTGCTTCTGCGGAATATGCACCAGTTTGGGAATTGATACCCATACGCGCATCTGCTTGCAAACTATCGCCAATACTGGTCAGACCTAAATCAGACAATGTTTGTCCGATACTTAGTGCTGTACCCCAGTCTGGTGTTGTAGCAGCAGGATTCTCTCCACCAGCCGGTGACTCCGCAGTGGTTAACAGGCCACCTCCTGTTGTTGCCCTTGTCGTTGTCGCTGCCGGGTTGTACACGGCTGAATTGAAGCCACCAAGGTTGGTGTTGGCGGCTGTCTGCCCTGCTTGGGCTGCATACGCTGGTGACAGTGTGCGTTGAGGCGTCAGCGCCATCAGGGACTGGTACGGGTTAGCCGACTGAGATGCAGCGTTGATTTGCGCCAGCGTAGGCGCGTTCTGCTGAGTTGTGGCTGGCGTGTAGATGTTACGAAAAGGTGTACCCGTAATGGCTGTGTTGGTGACCCGCGCTGGTGCAAGCTGGGTGCCTGTCACTTGCCTTGGCGTTGTTGGCCTGGTGATGGGCTGGACAGTACCAGTGGTGGTTGTACCTGTGCGAGTCGTAGTACCAGCGTTCCGGGCTGCATTGGCGTTGATTTCTTGCGTAGACATTCCCTTAAAGATGTCTAACTCACCAGTTTCAACCGTTGGCCCAAAACGGTCAGAGAAGTATTTCAGTCCAGAAGCGTCAGGTTCACGCCCCAAGACTGATAGGTACATCTGCCGAATAGCATCATTCGTTGTTGGCGCAGCAGCTCGTTCAGGTTGCGCCGCCACACTGAATGTGGACAACTCAGTAGGGTCAACTCCAGGGCCAAACTGAGATGTCCAGTAAGCAATCTCAGAGGCAGATGGCGCTCGTCCCAAGACCCGTTGGTAGGCGTCTGCAATGGACATCCCAGTAGCGGTGGGAGTAATTGCTGCGGCTCTAGCTGCCTCTGCCTGTTGTGCTGCCGCTTGAAGTTGAGCTTGCGTTGGTGCTTGTGTCTCTGCTACTGGTGCTGCTGCCGCCTGTTGTGCGGCTAATTGCTGTGCGGCTAATTGTTGTGCTGCATTCCTAGCGGCATTAGCAGCAACTTCTTCAGCCGCCATGTTCTTAAAGATGTCTAACTCACCAGTTTCAACCGTTGGCCCAAAACGGTCAGAGAAGTATTGCAGCCCTGATGCGTCAGGCGCTCTGCCCAGAACTTCCATGTACATATTCCGCACTGCGTCATTTGTATTGGGCGCAGCAGCTCGTTCAGGTTGCGCCGCCACACTGAAGGTTGACAGTTCAACAGGGTCAACGCTGTTCCCAAACGTAGACTGCCAGTAGGCAACTTCATCGGCACTTGGTGTGCGGCCTAAGACTCGCTCATAGGCGGTTTGGATTGAAATGTCAGCCATGCTATAACTCCTTACTCATGATCCACCACTGTGGTGTGTAACCTGTCTTCGCCAGAAAAGTCTTCTGCCATCCCTTGCGTCCAGCTAAAGTGACGCGAGTGCATCCAAGGCTCTTACCCCAAGCCTCAATCATTGGTGACATCAGTTCTAGTTCTTCCATCACGCCTGCTGCTAGAAAATAGTTTAGGCATTTTTGCTGTGGGTGGAGAACAATCTCCGTAACCACCACCGAATTCTTTCCAGGCCAGAATTGCATCTTGGCTTGCTGGACCAGCTCAACGACATCCTCAAATGTGTGAGTGTTTAACGAATATTTTAAGGCTTTTTCAATCTCTGGCCTCAATCTCTCAATATCTGTCATAGTGCCGTTGCCGATAACGCTCCTGCGTTACTCACCACCACACTGTATCTAGTCCCATTGGGTGATGTCAATATCAGCTTACTGCTGCTAATCTCAACGTCAGCGTTAGTCTTTCGATTCAGTCGGTCAGCGTTCTCCAGCAGGAAGTTACGCTGCGCCTCCATCACTGGCGTATAGACTTGAGGTGGGTGCGGTACGTTGAGAGACATCAGCGTTTCCCGGCTGGCACCGCATCTAGGCGCATCACCCCCACCCGCCAATCACTCAAAGTATCGGCTGTTACCTTCATCTTGACCTGGCGCCCACTGAAACGTGCGTCGGTTGGGTTGGCGCTGGTGAATGGACCGTAGGTTGTCTCAGTGTCGGTTGGATAGAAACGGCTGCTGAAGCTGATGTTGACATCCCCAAGGTTGGACTCGTCAGGTATCACCTTGCGAACCTGCATGATCTGCTCGCCATTGCCAATCTCTACCGGACCTGACTCAGCGTAAATTGTCTGTGAGTCGTAGGCAAAGCCCACCTCATGCTCGTAGATGTAACCGTCAGCACTGACCATCAACGGGTTGTTGAAGACGCCCTTGTCAACCCCAGCCAGACGCGCCAAGGTGCCTATTGACCAGTGGTTTTCACGGTAGTTGTAGATGACGTAGGAGTCATTCTCGATGCTGGCGCTGCTGGTGTAAAACCACCATATCTCACCAAACTTGGAGTTGTGGACAGCGTAAACCTTGCTGGCCTGCTCCAAGTTGATATTGCTGAACACATAGTCGCCAACGTCAGAAGGTAGTGGCTTGACGTAACCGTCGTAAATCCAGAAACCTGAACGTGACATCCAAATGGCTGCTGTATCAATAGCCGCTACAGCCTGGGGTCCAATCAAGCCGCAACCAGAGCCAGCCTTCTCAAAGCTGAACACGAACGGCTGACCAATGTAGCTGCTGGTGTGGACATCAACGTCAGTGAATATCAGGTTGACGCCTCGCACCCGCTTACCCGCCAAGATTGAACCTACAGTTGTCAGCTCAAAGCTGCCTGCTTGGTTATTGGCGGCTGGTGACCATGTGGTGTTGTCCTCCTGATCACACCATGCCACAAGCCGAGGGTTACCGCTGGCACCCAAGGCGAACATGAAACGCTCAGAGGTGGTCATCACCGCCGCGCAACTGGTGGGTGCATTGACAATTGCCACTGCCTTCGTTGGCGTTGTGAATCCTAGCTGCCACTCCAGCAATTGACCATCGCTGTTGCAGCATCCGACCCAATACTCACCCCAAGTGTCCATTGACCAGGTGGCAGCGTTGATGATTGCGCCAGTGTCTGGCCTAGCCACACCATACGCAAATGCACCATAGTTTCCGTAGCCATAGCCAACTAGCAATGATGCATCTGCTGCACCAGGTGTGAATATCGTTGGTGTTATTTCCTTCAGCGTCCCAGCTTGGTTCATCACATACAGTTTGGTGTTGGTGCCAGCCACAATCCACCGGGTTGAGCTGTTGTCACGCCAATTGATAATGCCTCGGCAGGTGCCTGACATCTGTCCATTAGCCCTCTTGCGCCAGCCTCCAACTGGCCTGAGAGTGTTCTCAAACCACCGAACCAAGTTAGCGCCGAACCACCGACCCATTGATTGGTATTCAGTGCCGTTACGGTAAACGCCTGCTGGTATCTTGAGTGGCATCAGCATATTGATCTTTCAGACAAACTGTCTAGTACCTTGCTTGTCGATAATTAGAGCCTGACCCCTTGGCTTTTCAGCAATGCTGATGTGAGTCCAAGAATCATATTCACGGATGATTTGGTCAAAGGGAAGTTTAGCCGAAATCAGCGCCCTCACCACAGCGTCTGGCGTCATCCCAGGCACCCTAAAGTCACAGGCCAAGCCTTGCCTATGCTGCGAGGTGTCTCGACTGCCCACTGCGTCATTCACGGCCTTGGAGCGAAAGGCACTGGAGATCATCACAGGCTTGCCGCCAAGTGCTGTCTTCATTGTCTCCAAGAACTCAGCCAGCCGCTGAAGGTTTGCCAGCTCCTGTGCGTTAGGCGTGTTGTCCAGGCTGCGGTGGTCAGTGCAGGTCAACTCAGCAAGGCTAAAGTGAGGCGTCATTTGTTCCTCGCTGATATTGCTTTGGCCTTGGCCTTGGCGTCTGCCTTGGAGCTAGCACCCCAAGCATTGAGACTCAGCAGCAGCCGGGTGGGTTTACCGTCCTTGTACTCTGGTCCATCGTTGCCGCCCATTCGAGCTAGGAAACTGGCTCGTCGAGGATTGTCACCAGACTTGACGGGTGGCTTGATGTTTTGCCCAGCCGCCTTGAGGCTTGCCCGTCCAGCAGCATTCAACCCACCCTTGGGGTTTTGTCCTTCCTTACGCTGCCAAGCTAAAGTCTTCATTTCTTCTTGGCTGTCTTGGCTGCTTGCTTAAAGTCCTTGGCGCTAGGCGCTGCCTTGCTGCCGACCTTGTTCATCTTTTCCTTGGAGCCAGCTTTGATGCGCTCCTGCTTGGCGTTGATGTTTGCGTAGAGTCCGGGTTTCATAATCACCTCTTTGAAAGTAAATCTGTCTTGGCTTGGCTTCCAGCAGAACTGCCGAAATAGTAAGCAATGATCCCGGTCCAAGCTGTGCCGAGTGACCCCAGCATCATCAGGATGGCGGGGTTGTTGGAGTCAATCTGGTTGAAGAACATCATCACCATGATGGAGAAGAATCCAAGTGTCACGGCACCAGCGAGTATTGGCGGCATCATGGATCTGGTGGCTGACTGCATATCCCTTGCGGATTTCCTATCCTCCACCTCCAACTTCTCAAAGTTGAGGCCAAGCTCCTGCGCTTGCTTTTGCAGTTCAATCTCAGCAATCTTCACCATTGCAATCTGGTCTGCAGTCAGCTTGTTGCTGCTGATCATGTCTCCCACCTTCTCGGGGTCCACGCCAATGGCCTTGGAGATGGCGCTTACCGCCATGCCTGCCAATGGTCCACCAAGTGCGGTGGCAATCGTTGGTGCAATCTGTTTAAGCCAGTCCATTACTTCTTCTCCAACTTGGTGTTGATCACGGCAATCTCTTGTCTGTTGTGCATGATGTCATCTCGGTTCTTTTGGATTTCTTTTTCCAAGTCCTGTCTCAGTTTTTCCCTTGCCAACTCAGCGCCTGAGTTGCTGGCTTGCTTGTTGTCACTGGTTACCACCAAGCTGATCTTGCTATTGAGAATAGTGACTTCATGGCTGAGATTTGACAGAGCCGACATCAGATACACAACGCAGCTAAACAGCAGTGGCAGTATTGCAAATGTAGCCTTTTCAATCAATGCGCCTTTATCGTCCGTCATGTGTCCCCCACAAGTTGCCAGGTGAACCAGGCAGTTAAACCAATCACTACAGCCACCAATGCAGCCCACAGACCAAAGGTCAGGATGTCGTTAATCTCTTTAGCCCTCAGTGCCTTGGCCTGAGCCTTCTCTGCTTCTGCCTTCTTGCGTTCAGCCACCATGCGGTTACGCTCCAGCATCAGTGCGTTCCACACGTCGTCATTGCCCGACCAGATCAGCATCTGCTTCAGTTCGTTCTCTGCGTCTTGGAGCTGCTTGAGCTGCATCACCGTCTCAAACGCCACTGCCGTATCGCTCTTGCCAAAGCCCTTTGGCTTTTTCTTGACTGACTCCTTGGCGATAACGTCCTTCGCCTCGAAGAACTTCATCAGGTCACCACTGATGCCATTGATGTCCTTGCCCATCTTGATGGCAGCTTGAATGCCTTTGATGGCTCCTTGGGCAACGGCAAAGGCGGTTAGCGGATCAATCATTTGTCCCGCCTGTTCCACATCTCAAACAGCGTTTTGATCTTGTCCTCCAGAACAGCTACCCGCAGGTCCAACTTTGCCAAGACAATGATCAAGGTGATCAGCGCCAGCAGGATGGGCCAGGCTTTTGACAGGACGTCAAAGAAGTCCACTTCATCTGCCCAGCGTCAGAGATGCGTAAACGATAGCGGACATGGAGACGATCAAGACGCCAGTGGTCTTCATAATCACACCCTCAAGCCGCTTGAGCCGAGCATTGATCTGTGCATACCTCTCAGCACAAACGGCCTCGTGGCTCGTCAATCGGATGTCTATTTCACTCATGGTGCGTCAGGCCAAGTAACGGTCCAAGGGAATCCAGCCTGTGCTGGGATGTCTCGCAAGGCTTGGCAGTAATCTTTCCACTCCTGTGAAGGTGTCATATCACTGCGAAACCGCCAATCAGTCTCAGTCAGCTTGTCATCCCGGCTGGTGCGTACCGCCTTGGCTTGCTCTGCGTCCTTGCTGGCCTTGTAAGCAGCCTCTTGCTCGGCAGCAGTAGTAGTTACACCATCTACAACTTGGTCTAAGAAGACAGGGCCAAGGATGTACTTGGTGTACCACTTGCCATCAATCTGCTCAACACCAGCCGCTTGGCTGTATTGG